TCTTCGGAAGCCGTGACCTTGATCTCGGCTCCACCGACCGTTTGGCCGATCTCTTTGGTACTCATCTTTCGAAGGATCCTTTCGCGGGCGTCTTCAACGGATAAACCGGAATCGCAAAGCTCGTCAGCGAAGGCCCGCTCAAGCTTGGCAAGTTTGCAATCCTGGATAATGGTCTTCCGCCGCTTCGCGTCCGCGGTGAGGTGTCGCTTGACTTCCTCTTCCACGTCCATCGTTTTGGCGACAGGTTCGGTGGCTTCTTCGACTGGCTTGTCTTCCATGACTTCGCGTTTCGAAGCCTCAACAGGCTCGACTGGCAGAGATGCCATTTCGTCAGATACTTCGCTCGCTTCTTCTGCGGCTTCGCTGCCCATCATTCCGGCGACCCAAGCCAGGATCTGGTTGGGATCTTCCATGCCTTCGGGTAAGCCTTTCGCCTGCAAAGCGGCGAGCACTTGTGCATCGATCATTCGAGATGATTCCTTTCTTGCCGCTTCGAGATATGAGCGACGGACGGTTGAATAGTTGTCTGCCCCGCAAGCGACTAAGCTTGCATCCAAAGGCGTCCAACTCAGAACGATGTTTGCTGGGCCTTCGATGACGTTGCCAGCAGTTGTGCGATACGTTTCGCCGCGTTGAACAAACCGCGTCTCGAGCGGTTCGGCGGTGATCGAGAAGTCTGTGAGATGCCCTTCGGAAAGCTTTGCATAAGCTTCTTGCGAGGCTGCGTCAGATGCGAAGTAGGCATCGCCGCCGAACTCATCGCCATCGACGCTGACATTGCGAAGGCTGCCGACGACGTTGCGGATGGTGCTTTGATCGTGGCTATCGACGATCGGGAGTTGCGTGCGACCTGGACGCATTCGCATCCCGTCCATCAGCAGCACTTCCTTGACAACCATTCCGCGATCGTCGTCATAACGAAGAACGGGCGTTTCGGTGGCAGTTACAACGCGAACCGATCGCCGAGTTGCGTCAGCGGTCGAGGCAACCACCGAGACTTCCCGCATGACGAGCGATGGAGTTTTGGCTGGCGGTAGCTTGCCCTTTCTCATGCGTCCACCTCGTCCAGATTGGTTTCGATGGTTCCATCGCTTGCGTCGGCGATGAGTGCGTCGATGTTGGCTTGAGATAGACCAAGCGTTGACAGCAGCACCGACGCCTTGGTCGAGGTGATCGAGCCATCAACTAAGCCAGATAGAACGTCTTCGATGGCCTTGCCGTTTCGCTTCCATTGCAGGCGAGACAGACCAGCCATTTCGCCCGTACCGACTGCGGCTGGCTGCTCGGCCGGCGGTGCCGTAGCTGCAATCTGCATCTCTTCAGGAGTCAGCAGCCCGAGTTGCTTGCGTAGCCGTTCTTCCTTGGCTCGCTGATAGAAGACAGCTCGATACGAGCGACCGCGGCTACCCAGTTCCGTCTGGTAGTCCGACATGAACGTCTTGATAGATTGCTCGGCTGAAGCTTGTTCCGATTGCGGATCGACCCATTCCCACTCGGGAGTCTGCCACTCGACCGGAGCGTACTTGCGACGATCCTCTAGCAACTCAGCGGAAGTCGGAAACTCTTCCATCCCAGAGATTGCCGCAGCATCACAGAACGCATCCCAGATGGGTTGGCACATGTGATTGAGCAGATACCGCTGCCACCGACGAAAGCGGCGACGGTCTTCTAGCTGGGAGGTTCGCGAGGAAGAGTAGTTGGTTTTGCTGTAGTCACGAGCGACGATCTCATAGCTAAGCCCAGTACCAACCGCGATGCCTCGAAGCATCAGGCTGATCCACGGTTCGCTGGCCGAGTTTGGCCGGCCTGGGTTGGCCGACTCAATTGACTCGTTCGGCCGTAGCCGCATTACCATCCCGGGCTGTAGGTACTCGTAGGCGTTGCCGTCAGTGTCGACGGTGTCTTGATCGTTTGGGGCAAGCAGGCTGCCGATTGGCGTTTCACTCTTGATGGCGACTGTGAAGCACGAGGCAACAGCCGAAGCTTGCAGCTCGTTGTCAACGTATACGCCCAGGTCTCGCAGCCAAGAGAGAACTGGAGCAAACCAGCTAATCCCGCGAGTCTGTCCGATGCGGTCTCGGCGGAAGAGGTGCAAAACTTCGCTGGCTGGAATTCGCTCGGCGGTGCGGTGGACGCTGTAAATGCCGTTGGGATGATCCGGATAGAGCCAGTAGGCAATCGGCTTGCCAAGGTCGTCCACTTCGACGCCGCGGATGATGCGGTTGCCTGTTTCGCGGCTAACGCGAGCATGATAAGTATCTTTATCGCCGGCCAGCCGGTCGGCTTCGATAAGCTCGAGAGCCAGCGGGACGGGCCGAAGAATCCCGCGATGGGTTTTGCTCGGAGTGCGTACGAGGCGAATAAGGACTTCGCCAGCCTCGACAATTTCTCGCTGGCAAATCGACTGGATTTCGTCGAACGTGTATTGCCCGTTGATGTCGCAGACTTCGCACCACTCCCGCCAGGCCTTGTCGCGAGCCTCGTTGGTGTCCTCGATGTCGTCGCCTTCGGGAGTCTCGTAGGTTGACTGGGCTTTGATCCCGCAGCCAACTACGCTCGAAACGATGGTATCGACGACGCCCCAGGCATAACTGTTGTTTCGCACCAGCTCGCGAGCCCAAGCCCGCATCGAGTCGGCACCAAACGGGCCTAGCAGTTCCTGGTCTGCCGATTGGTTCTTCGGCTTGCGGTTAGCGGTTAGCCGGTTTGGCTCGGCCCCTTGATAGCTACGGGCGATCCGCCGAGCCTGCATCCTGCGGAGCTTGGCAGCCGGTGCAAAGACGCCGATAAAGTTGTCGAGAACTTCGCCGATGCCAATCATGCGGATGGTTTCCCCATCTTGGCGAGGCGGAAAGCACCGCTGCCGTTCTCGCGTTGAACGGCAAAGAGAAGCTGATTGCGTTGCTCGAAAAGCGTGTTTAGATCGAGCTTCGTTACGCTGCGGCTGCCAATGTTGTAAGACGAAGCACCGCCGGTAAGGAGTGCTTCGATTGCCGCGTCAATCTGTGCTAGAAGATCTGCTGCCGATGCCATGCCATCAAGATGGCAAGCACATGGCAATTACTATACAGCTATTTACAATTGCAATTGTAACGGACGAAAAAACTACGGGCCTTCTTGTGCCCAGGTGTTGCCGCAAAAGCCGCACTTGCAATATCGCACCTTGCCGTGCTTGGCGTAGACTCGGGAGTAGTTTGTTCGCGGTGGTCGCTTGGCTGCACACATGGAGCAGTCCCGAGGGACGAACTCGCGAGGCTTTGGCTCGTCAATCAGACGAACGTCCGGCGTTGGCTCAAGCCGTGTCTCCATTGGGATCTGCAGCCGATGTTCTCGCTTCCTCTTTGCCATTGTTTTCACCATCTTCGCTTAGGAATCCACCCTCCTGGACGAGAACGAAACTTGCCGTGCTGCCTTTGCTGCACTGGCTTAGGCTTTGGCTTTGGCTTGTCGCTGAGATGTTGCGGCGATAGCTCAACCTCCGAGGGAGCAATCAGTTTGATCCCGCAAACCTCGGAACATGCGGCAGCCATGTAGGTAGCGTCGAGCCAGTGGTTGTTTTCCGACTTGACGTTCCAAAACGTCTTTGCCCCTTTGCCTTCTTTGAATGAGGTAACTAGCTCTTCGGCCGCGATATGGTGAGCATAGGCTTGGTGCTTCTGGTTCCCGTCTAGCTCAAACAGCGACAGCGAGCCACGCCGCAGCATGTTTTGTTCGTCAAACGTCGGCGTCAAATATCGTTCGTGCACCCATTGCTTCCAATAGTTGGTGTCAAGCTCGTATAGCCAAAGTCCTTGAGAATCCAACCTAGAAGCGTGCAGATTGCTTCCGGCTAGCACGGAAGACGACGAGGTTTTCTTCGGGTAGTACGGGGCAAACCCTTTCGACGGGTGGAACGGCGATCGAACCTGCCGGCAAAACTCATAGGCCGCATTGGTGAACGTCCCAGAGTCAACTAGAGCGAAGTCTATCTGTCGACGCTCGCCGGCCTGGTCGATGTACTCTTTGGCCAAAATAGCGTCTCGCCATTCCAGCAAAGCCCGGTAGATCATCGGTTCGCTGCCTGCATGATCCATCGATGTGTCGGTGCCAGTAACCTCGGCCACTCCGTAATCGATCACAGCACCGCCGGCACCATTCCACCAGGCACATACGACCCAGTGACAACGATACTTCCCGAGGTCGATAGCCGCGGTAATCGCTGCCGTGTTCAACGGGCACATTTTTCGAGGCAGTCCGTTAACTCGGCTGGTAATGATCGCTGAGGTGAGCCCAGCTCCGACCGGGCCCGCCTCCTCCGGCGGGTCGTTGTCAATTTCTGTCGCAACCGCTTTTTCACCAAAATCGGCCACGCGGTTAAAGTACGCTTGAACGGCCGATAGTTCGATCGGTTCACCATCCGCGTGCAACCTCTTGTCGTAAGATTGTGCATTGGAGACGACGCAGCCATCTTCGATGTTGCTTTTCAGGTCTCGCCAGAATCGAAACGCTTCGCGAGCGTCTGGGTCTTTTTCCGATCGGTTTTGCCGCATCTCGATGTATTGCTGAACTAAATCCATGCGGTCGGGTCGCTTGACCATCTTGCGGTAGCGTCTTCCCTTCCAGGATGGCTTTAACTTTGGGTCGGTGTACCGATAGGCGATGCACTTGCGGTTTTGTGTTGTGCACAGCATGGCGCGGGAAATGCGGACGCCGCTCGGGCCGAGCCCTGCGATGTCTTGCTCAATCACCTCCTCATTCTTGGCGATGAGCGTATCGGATGCCGCTGCTTCTCGGTCTTCGATGTCGTCGATGATTGCGATGGTCGGTCGCTGGTCGCGGTAGTTGGTGCCGCGGATCGGTCCGTCAACGCCGAGCGAGGCAATGATCTGGCCTCGGCTTACTGGCTCGCTGTTCTTAGGCCAGTCCGCCGGCAACTGCCATCGTTCAACCTTCGGGAATATGAGGTGATCGGAAGCTAGCTCGATGTTCGTAAGCTGTCCACGGACTGTCTGCATGCGGGCTCGGCTGCTCCATCCGCCGACGGCTTTGAACAGTACTCCGACCTCGGGAAAGTCTGCGATCAGCAGTTCGGATTGCTGTAGCTTTTCCTTGATTCCTTTTAGCTCGTTCTGGGCTTTGCTCTGCGACTTGCCAATAACGATCGGAAATTTCGAAAGGCCTGTAATTGCCAGCCACAAAGCCACGAACAAAGCCAAGCGAGTCTTGCCTTCTCCGCGAGGGCCGGCGATCGCCTGGTCTCCGCCAAACATCGCGGCGTTGATTATCGACTGGATCATGTCGATACGGTCGGCGGTGAACTTTTCGTAGAACACGTCGGCGAAGTACGTCTCGAGGAAAAGTTGACAATCCGCCAAACAGG